TTTCAATACACAAACCCAGCTCAAAAATGGGCAGACCAAAGAACAGTTTAGTGTAGAAGTCAAGAACAAGAATGGGGCAAGTACGTACGACGGTAGCTCTGGTGGTGAGAAAGCCAGAGCCGACTTGGCCATCACCCTTACCTTGTCTGACTTGTACGCCTCTCGCTCGAAGAAATCCTACCCCCAACGATGGTTTGACGAGCCGTTTGAGGCATTGGATGAAGCAGGCATCGAGGCTGTGATGGAGCTGCTGGCCAAGATGGTATCGTCTTGTGGTTCCATCTTCGTAATTACGCATCAGGGAGCAATGAAGTCGTTATTCAGTCGTGTTATATCATTCGAAAAACGCAAGGGTGAAACTAGGCTAGTAGCATGAAGCGTAAAATGGTATCAGAATGGGGTCTCACGGACATCTTAGGTCAGCGTCCTGCTGGGTCTGAGATTAAGCATTACCAACTAGACAACAATACTGTCTTAATACATTTCAAGTTCGACAACAGTACCGCCAGCGAAGAAATAGAGACATTCGCTAAACGATTAAAAAAGATATTACCTATCAATGCGCTGACCATTTTTACAACCAAAGCTGTGCAGATAGAGGTTAATCGACCGGCTGAGCCTCCTCCAAGTAACCTAGACATGCAGTTTAATGATTGCGTGTTTGATTCAGATGATGCTGTTATCCAGCTGAGACAATTAATGGAAAAGCTGGCCAACAAAGGAGTTAATGCCTATGTTCATATAAACAGGTGTATTGTTCGCAACCTAGTGCCTAGAGAAGAAGATCTTGTAGAAGGACCAATTCAGCCAAAAGGAAAATAATGGAAAAAACACTAAATACGCCAATCTCCATTGTCAGTATGGAAGATGATAGAAATCTAACAAGCGTTACTTGGAATCAGAGATTTCTTGAGAATGTAAAAAGTGACTACAAGTTGAAGCACCGAGAAGCCGTGCTATTCGTTAACAAGGCCAAGGACAGATTCCGAATTGTGGCCAACTTCTTTGGACTCGCCGTACTCATCCTGCCGCCAACAGAACCAGAGCAACGATTGTCTCTTTATCTGAAAGTTAGCCAGTTCTTGCGTCGCTTCGCTGGCCGTGAATCGATGTCAGCGTATTTAACTTCAGAAATCGAATCAGCCAAAGTTCGCGTAGAGCGCCGAGCTGCTGCAGCAGAAGTTGCTGCCAAAAACAGAAAGAAGAGCTAATGGCAAAGGGAGTGAGAACCTACACAGAAGCTAAAGCTGTACAAGCCTGGATAATGCGAAAGAAAAAACAGAGGACTGTGATCATAGCTGAAGCATTTAACATCACTGAAAAGTCTATATGCAATTGGATTCATAAAGTCAACAATAACAAAGATCTGTTAGCGCGCGCAAAAGCTATTTATCGCGATCAAATAGCTGAAACTGAGACTACTGCTCCGGTTGGAGAAATAAGCAAAATCTGTCTTCAACACGTCAATGTGCACGAACAACTAACAGACGAAAATGCTTTTCTGAGATGGTGGAATTTTGGAGAGCGTAAAGGTTGGGTAGATCGCCTACTGAAAGAATTGGAAAGCAAATGAATGTAGTATCCATAGGAATAGATAATGGACTTTTTGGGGCTGTAGTTGCTGTAAACTACGACTTCAAGATTATCTACTACAGTGATACTCCTATAGTCAATTTGACAAAAACTAAGAAAGGTAAGAAGTCAACAGGGCACGAATTTGCCCCTACAGCAATGAAGGATGTCCTGGAGCAGGCTTATGCAGCTGCCTGCACTTCTGAAAACATATCAGTCAAGGTGTGGCTAGAAGTAGCACACGCCATGCCCCAACAAGGTCTGTCTTCCACATTCAAAACCGGCAAAGGAGCTGGACTGTGGGAAGGCATTGTGGTGGGCTTGGGATTTCAGTATGACATTGTGCATGCCAAAACGTGGACCAAGGTAATGCTGAAAGACATTCCTGCTGGCGATCCAAAAGAACGATCTATGATCAAAGCGCAGAGATTATTTGGCTCTAGTTTACCATTGACTAGGCCTGGCGGTAGAGTGTTATCTTTAGATGGTCGCGCGGATGCAGCGCTCATTGCCTGCTACGGAATGGCAGAACAACGTGCTGACTGGGAATATCTAAACAAGCGAGGATGGTCCACCCCTGGTGTGGACAACCAAAAAAAGTCACCTGTCCGAAAGAAAGCAACATGACCAAAAAGACAGATAAAAAACCAGCTCCAAAACCTGTAATGCCTATTTGCCCTACCTGCAAAAGGCCTGCTGTGCACTGTGTTTGTAATGATAACGAGCTGAAAAAGTAATGAGCGACGTTGAACGAGTCTTTGCAGCAGTTGACATAATGAATCTGTGGTATTCTGGCAGGGAAATGCTGGGCACAGATGTTCGTGTCAATTACGCTAAACTCAAAGACTTGATATATGGTAAAAACTTAGGTAGCTATCCTAGAATAGTTCACTTAGTAGCCTACACCATAACTGCTTCTGCCAGGCAAGACAAAGACGGTTCAATAAAGCATCATAGTGAACCGCCCAATATTAAGTTCCTAGACAGTCTCAAAAAGATAGGTTATGAAATTAGAAATAGAAATCTGTATATTGAAAAAGGACCTAAAAAGCCCTACGCTAGTGATTGGGATGTTGGTATAGCTATTGACGCAATTGACAAGATTAACGAATATGACACGTTTTGCCTAGCTAGTGGAGATGGGGATTACGCTCTCCTGATTGAAAATCTGAAAGCACGTAACAAGTACGTCGAAGTGGTAACATTCAATGGCACTACTTCTAAATTGATTCATGCAGCTGCAAATCGCGTTACCTACCTAACCGAAAACGAGATTTTCAGACAGGATCCCAGTGGAGAACCCCATCCCCAAAAGCCCCGTTAGAATCAAACGGGAGCCTTCCAAGGTTCGTAAATCTACCAAGCTTGAAAAAGGTAGCTCAGGAACGCTCTACACTGAAATGTTCGAGGGCATGACCCCTCCCCAGCAGCAAGCAATCCAGCCTGTGTCGTTCGGAGGGGTTTCGCTGGCCAACATCTCCCTGGAACAACTGCAAGCCCTACAACGAGACAACTTTGCCCTGTGGGCCGCGACTTCTGGACTTGAGGTTGACCACAAACCGTTCAACTTCTCAGATCACAAATACATGCTACCGATGTACCTGGATATGTCAAAAGAGATTGTCCTGATGAAGAGCGCTCAGATGGGAGCTACCATCTGGATGCTTCTTAGGCTTATCTGGTTCACTCTAAACAATAACGCCAAAGCATGTTTATTCTTCCCCACACAAGACGGGGTAAGCAAGCTCAGCAAGGATAGACTTGCTCCTCTTATCTACTCCAACGAACGTCTACAACATGCTGTTAAAGATACTGACACAATTGGCTACAAACGCATTGGAGAAAAGTCCAGTTTATACCTTCAGCACATGGGTGGAGAGGCTACCAAAGACAGTACCCCGTTCGACATGATCTGCTTTGATGAGGTCAGACTGCTTAACCCCGCTGACATCGATCAAGCTCGCGAACGTCTTAGCCATTCCAATTTCAAATATGTTATGCAAGTCAGTACTGCAGGATTCCCAGGGGTGGATATCAGCCGTGCTTTCCTCAGAGGAACTCAGAACTATTGGCATGTTCGGTGCTCTTGCTCAGATGGTTTTATTCCATCTGATAATTGGCCTGATTGTATTGCTGTTGATGGTAAAGAAGTATACCTGATATGCCCCCGCTGCCGCAAGAGAATTGACGATGCCCAGCAAGGACAGTTCGTGGCACATAACCCTGGAGCTGACTACCCCAGCTACCACATCAGCCAGTTCCTCTCCAAATTCATCACAATCAAAGAGATTTGGGACGCCTGGCAGCGCACACAGAACATCAAAGAGTTCTACAATGCCAAGCTCGGCAAGCCTTACGTCGACGAAGAGAACCAGCCGGTCAAGGATGATGACCTAGATTCCTGCGTCAATTCGGACATCCCATGGGGGAAAAGCAAGCCTGTGACTGCTGGGGCCAAGATTCAACGAGCCATGGGCGTAGATCAAATGGGAGGAAATAATTACGTCGTTATCGCCGAACGACATGCTAATAAGAAGCGTATTATTCACTACGAAATTATAGATAGTCGCAATGACATTTATATGGAGGCAGGCAAGCAAGTCACTCCATTCAAACGGCTATACCAGCTAATGGGCGAATTTGATATCGATCTATGCCTCATTGATGCTATGCCCAACATCAACGAAGCTATAGAGTTTGGACGTACCTATCCAAAGCGCATATTTGTAACCTTTTACATTGAAGCTCAGCGAGACATGGTACAGTGGGAAGACCGCGCCAAAGAAAAAGTTCGTGTGAAAAAGGGTGGACCTGGAATCAAGTTCAAGTACATCTGCTTGCTAAGCCGCTACCTGTCTATTGATTATGCTCTATCAGAGATTGCCAATCGCAATGTCGAATGGCCTACGCCAGAAAGACTTATTCAAGTCTGCAGGTCTATGGATACTGGGCTTTTCGAGCCTTTATACTTATTCCGAACGCACTTCTACACCCACATGAAATCTATCGTCAGACAGAAAACTATGATCGATGAAGATACTGGCAGATTCAAAATGGAGTGGGTTCAATTAGGTGTAGATCCGCATTCTTGTCATGCTTGGAATCTGTGTAATGTGGCTTTAGAACGGCTACGAAGACAACCTCTATTCACTATGGCTTGACTCATGACTCAATTGTGCTACAGTATAGGTAGGTTGTCAACAGGAGAATGTATATGCTGGAAAAACAAGGACTTTGTGTGAAGGAAGTCTGGGCTCCCGTGGAAGACTGGCCATACGAAGTCAGCAGCTGGGGCAGGGTGCGACGCACAGAAGCAGGGGGCAACAGGGCTAAGGTTGGTGGAATTATCAAACCTGTTGTGCATGCTAATGGTTATGTTTTTGTTGTCTTATATAAAGCAGTACGACAGGAACTTGGAGATCGTAGACACTGGAATTCCGAAAACAGACAAATGGCGGTTCACAAACTTGTAATAAATACCTTTATGGGAGAATGCCCTAAAGGTTTACAAGTCAATCATATAGATGGCGATAAAACAAATAACAAATTATCAAATTTAGAATATGTTACTCCAGGACAAAATATGGCGCATGCATATAGAACAGGATTGGCAAATGCTAAAGGGGAACATAACGGTCGCGCCAAACTTACTGATGCTGAAGTGGTAAAAATCAGACAATTAGCCGCCATTCTCATAAAGAATGGCTCTTCAGTTTTAGAAGTTGGCAGAATACTAGCCCCCCAATTTGGAAGATCTATGTACACAATAAAACATGTAGTACAAAGAACTCGGTGGACGCATGTGGAATAGCTTGGAATCTGTGTAATGTTGCATTAGAACGGCTACGTCGTCAGCCATTGATGACTTTCGCGTAAATAATCATATGCTGGAAATCAACCATCGCTACGTGCCAGGTAGCACAAGCACAAATACAGATACTGCGATTTGGCAGTCTTTTGGAGCCAATTGGACAGCTGGCTATGTCCGCATTCCGTGGAGTGACCCCTGCGAAGGCATGACGCGAGATGAGCGCAGAGCTTACATCGCTTGCTGCAACAATGACAGCTTCTGGGCCTGGCTGGTAGACAGAGCATCCTACGCCTATACCAGACGACTCACACCACAGGTCCTGCGCTGCGAAGTCCCTCGTGTGCTGCAGCTGCGTCCCAGACTGAGCCGAAGACAGCTCAGGCGTAATAGATTGACCCGCCAGCTCAGCAGGTGCCAGAGGAGCAGAATAAGATGAAACCGAAGTGCCTTTTAACGCCAACTCAGAAGGCAAAGCTCACAGGCACCTTCTTCATCCGAGCCCAGTTTTGGGCTCCAACTGGCTCTCGTATTGAGCTAGAGTTGCCATGGGTATCGAAGCAGGATGGCGAAGAGCTACTCGCTAAAGTATCAGCGATATGTGGACAAAAGATGACTTGTACCAACGAACAGTGGGAATCTCTTGCACTGAAAGCTCAAAATGAAATTGCTGCTGCAAGAAAGTCTGCGAAATGAAAATTGGAAGCCAACTACAGTTTACGATTCCTGATCATTGCCCAGAGAATTGTGAATTTGCCGAAGAGAAAAAACAGTTCTCAATGACCTCCGCATGCTTTCGATGTCCAATCATCAACTGTACATTATTTGAAGGTCCTCCAGACGAGAATGGCAAATCCGAACCTATGTACTTGATCAACCCTGAAGACTTCAGAGACGATTGGGCTAAAGAGTGGGAAGAGTTTTTCAAAGGTGGTCCGATACCTGAGATGCGATTCGAAATCACGGAGAAGTGATGGACCGCAATCTATCGGTCAAAAAAGGTGGAGTTGTCCCTGACCTTAAAACTCATTGTCGACTGCTGCACTTTCGGCCTGTCTTGATTCATCGGTCCATACTGTGTAGTGGAGCCAGCTTTTGGGAACCCTGTCCAGACTACGAACTATGCAAAAAACTAAAACCACCTCCCAGCAGAACATATCTAGAACCTTTAGTGACTGAAGTCTTCGACAAGGCAATGATGGAAGCGGCTGCTGAAAAGCCAAAACGTAGAGGACGACCTAGCAAGCACAGAGATACTTTCTAATGTATATGATCTTTTGCGATTCATCAATTGAGCCTATGAATCCATGTGGTCTGTTGACATGGGCATTTATCGTCAAACTTCGCAATAAAGTTGTACACTATGAAAAGGATATTGTTGGCTGGGGCAAAGGAATGACCAACAATTTAGGGGAAATGATGGCAGTGCTGGCAGCAGTCCACTGGCTCATTACCATCCCAACAGCTGCCCGTTATCCTGTTGTGATCAATTCAGACTCCCAACTCATTGTCAAGCAGTGCGCAGGTACGTGGAACTGCAATGACGAGAAACTTCAAGTCCTGCTCAGCATGATTCAGAGAGGGCGAGCTGCCTACGGGAAAGCCATTACGTTTCGTTGGATACCTAGAACAAACAACACAGAAGCCGACGCCCTATCTAGATCACTTTATGTGGGTCGCGAAAAAGCTCTTGAGCTGCTCAGAAAGCACAAGACAGATATTCAGTTTGATTGGGACGATCTGCAATTCTAGAAAGATGAATAATGAAATTCTTCAAATACTGGTATTTAATTGTACCAATTATAGCATTCGCTTGGGCTAGCTACGGTTTGATGTTCCGTGCTCGTTGGAGCACTTTCGGCCTGCCTTCGGCGTTCTGGTACACTCTTGGGATAGTGGCAGGCCTAATAACTATCATCATCGAATATCTTGCCAGAGATTGAAAAACCTGCATCATTTGCCGTCAAATTTGGCCTCATTAGAGCCTTTTACAGACCGATAATTTGTTCAATGATTCTAAGGTCTAATTGCTGATTCTAGAATCAGCAATGTCGGAACTATTGACAATTTGCAGTAAGTTAAAGGGGAGGCCTAACAGCGTTGTGCTTCTCTTCCAGCTCTTCGAACGCCTCCTGAATCTTTCTGAAGTCCTCAACACTTCCCCCGCGATCGGGATGGTACTTGAATGCCAGAGCCTTGTACGCCGCCTGTACGACCTCCCAGGGTGCCGTGGCCTGTAGATAGAGCGCGAGGTAGG